CATGGCAGGGGATGCACAGCAGCACGCAGTTGTTGGGGTCGTAGCACAGGCGCTCCATCTCTGACTGTGTCTTCGCGCTCTCGAATGGGATGATGTGGTGGCAGTCCACGCCGGCACGGATGTATCCGTCGCGCTTGCACCACTCGCACAGCCACTTGGCTCGTACCTTCACGACATCCTTTGTCTGTGCCCATCGCTTGTCGTTCAGCATTCGTTGGTGCTCGGGTCGGTAGCGGCTGCGGCTCATACATCGTCCTCCTCCACATCCTCGGGCATCACGTCGTGCTGGCGGTGTTCGCCTTCCCAGCTCTCCACCTCCATGTCGGGGCGTTCGTCCAAATCATCGAAGAATGTGCGCTTGTCCTCGGCATAGCTGTCGATGGTGCGATGCTGCTTGGCCTTGGTCTTCTTGCCGTAGGCATAGAGGCGGCCACTGTCTGTATGCTCGCCCATCTGAGGGCCTTCGTCTGCCATGTCTGCCTCGGCGTTCAGCTTGCCTTGGTGCTCCAGCATGGTAAGCAGCACCTCCATCTGGCTTTCACACTCCATCTGTCGGCCCATGTCGCGCAGTCGGCGGTACACACCAGGCATCGTTACCTCGGTTATGCGCTCGAAGATGTCGTCCACACACTCCGTCTGTGTTGCCTGCTTGAAGAATGGGCGGTTAATCATCACGGCACCGAATCCCTCCTTGCCCTTCTGCGAGAGGATGAGCACGCATTGCTCCACCTCGAACTTGCTCTTGTCAACCATGTTGAATGCCTCCTGCCATCCGTAGTCGCACTCCATCATGGCCATTAGCTTTTGTATCCTGGGGTCGAGCCCGTGCACTGGAGCTGCCGCCCGTATCAGTGTGTAGCAGAACCACTGGAGCAGATGATAGACATCCACTTGGAGGGCGTTGCATACCTTATCCAGTACCTCCGCCATCGCAGGGTCTATCTTCGTACCCAGCTGCTCAAATTTATCTTTATTCTTCTGTGCCATAGCTTAGTCGTTGTTTTTAGTGTCATTTATCATCCTCAGCACCACGTCGGCGATATCTGCCTTCTCCCCGTCGCAGGGCTTCCACCAGTCCTTCACCGCCTGGGTGTTGATGCTGATGTGCGGATATTGTAGCTCGTTGGCCTTCTTGCACCAGCGCAGTATGCCGTCGCGGTCGGGGAACAGAACTATCCTGCGGCCCGCATCCATGAGGGGCTTCAACCGTTCGCGGTTTAGGTTCTGCATTCCCGCGCACGCCATCCATATCTGGGCGGCATGGTTGCCATAGGCGGCTGCCATAATGACGGCTGTCTTCTCGCTCTCCACAATGTTGATTGCCGCATCGGGCCATCGGTTCATCAGGTGCTGCCCGAACAGGCAGTAGCTGGCCGCCTCCTTCTTCTCGTCGAAGTGGCAACTTCCACTTACATATCGCATCCGTGCATGGAGCCACGTCTGGTTGTACTCGGTTGTCTTGTCGCGGTGGCCATCCTCGCGGTACTTCATCATGTGACAGTTATGTAAGATATTGTTCTCGTCCAGCATCCACCACATTGTCCATTCGTGGTGTAGGTGTTCGCCTGTGGATCGGTTATCGGTGTCGAAGTAACAATGCCCCACATGATAGTCCGTTAGGGCCTCTGTGAGCCTCTTACGCGCCGCATCGTCCCACGGCTGTGCGTTTATCCACTTTACGAAGTTGTCGCGCTCTGTGTTGGTAAATTTGTCTATCCACTTGGTAGGCCATGTACGCTTTGGCAGGTTGTCGGGAATCGGTGCCATGTCTCTTGGTTTAGCAGGTTTAATATTCTTGAATTTCTCTCTGTCGTAGTCCTCATTGATGACGATGCCGTACTTCGTAGCCAGGTAACGCAGCGCATCTGGATAGGATAGGTGTTGGTAGTTCATCAGGAAGTCAACTGGACCTCCTCCAGCATCGCAGCTGAAGCATTTGTAGCAGTTGCGTGCCGGATGCACCACGAAGCTGCCAAGTTTGTGGTCGTCATGAAACGGACATAGGCATTGATAATTAACGCCCTTACGCTTCAGCGTCAGGAAATCGCCTACCACGTCCACGATGCCCGCCGCGTCCTTAATCTTTTGTTCTGTGAATTTGTCCATAATATTATCTATGTAAAGCCGAGCGTGTACGTGTGTACGCGCGATAGACCGCGAACGTGGGTAACCACCCCTCTCTGCCCGCGCCCATATCAGCGCAGGGCAGTGGGGTTGTTGCCCCGTGCGGGCTGGTGAACTTTGTTTTGGGGAAGTTACTCCATATACCCCTATAAGGGGGTATATGAAAAGTTGGGGAAGTTACTCTCAGAACGGCAACTTGTCCTCGGTTGGTTTGCCGAATGGATCATCGTCTGGGAACTCTTCGGGGTTAAGTATATATTTAATGTGTGTCTGCCCCTTTACCCTGGTCTCTTCTGGTTGCTTGATAATAAAGCGCCTGTTCAGTGCAACCTTCATATTATCGTCTTGTGCTGGCTTATTGGCCACACCTCCGCGATTCTTGAAGATAGACTTAATCTTATCTTTGCTTGCAGGCCATTCAATATCATTGCGTCCGATTGTCAGCCATGCCTTAATATGCTCGGGTGTGTCGTTCATCTTAGGCTCGGTGTTGAGCTGTTCGGGAACGCCCCAACCGCCAACAGGCAGCACTCTGAACTTCCAGTCAGGAATGTCACGGCCACGTGCTTTCATCTGATGTACGTTGAAGGTAGCCTCGCCGGTTGTATCGTTCTTGTCCTTCTTGGTTACGAAGATGTCCGTCACCTTACGCTCCAGCATACTGCCTAAGTGACCTACCAGCTTGTCGGCTCCGGGGTTTTGGTGAACCAGGCACCAAAGGCTGATATTGTAGTGTGTGGCGGCTTGCATACACTTGTAGATGGTTTCGGCACATTCGGTGTTGCTGTTGAAGTCGTTCACCACGTCAAGCAGACCGTCAATGAATGCAACTGTCGGCCTGTATTGGTATAGGGCTTTCAATGTCAGTCTCCATCGCATCAGAGCGGCTGATGTTTTGTTGTCCTTGCTCTGCGCCTCTCGCAGCATCAGAACAACGAAGTCGTCATACTGAACGCCCACGTCCCTGCCGGTCATGGTCAGAACGCGGTTCTTCATTGCAATGGTGTTGGCTTCCTCCATCTCGGTATCAATGTATAATACCCGTGGATCCTTGATTTCCTCGCCAAGCTCATACCTTAGCCCTCCAAACTCACCGCCCAGGATGGCGGCTATCATCTGTGCAATGGTCATTGTCTTACCGTTACCGGCTTGTCCTGAAATGGCCTGGATTCCGCCAAGCGGGGCGAATCCTATGCCGTTCCAGCTAAGCAGGTATCGCGGCGGTGTGTACGGCTTGGTGAAGTCAAGAAGATAGGGTTCAACTTCCTCTCCGAACCATTCATCCTGACTGAGGAAGGTGGGTATCTTTTCGGCATCACTGATTGCCGGTAATTTGTTGTCACTCTCGCTCATATCTCTTAAAATATATAATCTCTCGAATAGACTATTATCCTGATCTCCTCCTTCAGCTTCTCGATGTCTTCAGCGTACATCCTCATCTGGTGGTGGTATTTATATTGCTTCGCCTTGTTGTATTGCTCACGCAGGCGCTTAATCTTATCAATGCGCTTTACTATCCTTTCGCGCCACTTTACCTTGTCGTGTATGGCAATATCGGCATACCGTTCGCCTTCCCAATAAGTGTCGCCCTGGTAAGCACCATTTCGGCAGCCAACTCTGTCCTGTTCCTCATACTCGCGCAGGAACTCACTTGGCATCATTCCCCACATCGCATCGCCCTCCTTCTTTCATTTTTAGCTCGGCGCACAATATTAGCAATATCATCTCTTAGTATTCTGTGTAAGCCTAAGTGCTTCTTGCGGTGTCTGATATCCTCCGCTGTTCTGTACATCGTTCGTGCTATATCTTTCACCGGCCTTCGCTCTTCGTGCAATTCCCTCAGCACTTTGTCGTCGAATGCCGACCAGTGCTTGCACCCGTATTCAAATACCTTCATAGTTTATGATGTTTATATCTTGTAGTTAATACTCAGTCAATAAAAAAGGCAGCTACCCTCACGGGCGGCTACCGAAACAAATATTCAAACTATTAAAATGAATAACAACAGTACCTGGCCTCACGGTCAGAGCTCTGCTAAATAACATAACATTATATATGAAAATAAGTACACATGGTTTATTATTATCTCCCCTCTGCGTTTCACGGGCTTGGGACCGTCTATTATTGGCCGCATTAGAGCCGCCGCTATGCTATCCACATGGCAGCGGTATATATACTCCTACACACACGCCCTTCTTGGTGTCTCAGGGTTTCTAACCCACTAACCAATACTTTCGTGTGTCATGCTTGTTGTTGTCAGTAAGTCAAAGGTCGATTAAGTAGCAGTGAGCAGGAGAGGCACCCAATCTCTCTTCATTAACGTAAGGGCTGTACGACATGCTATCTTGTAGCCGTGGCAGGACTCGAACCTGCGCTCATTACTCCCGTTGCTGGCTTGCTCCTTGTTTTCCAGCTTTCACGGCTGCCGTAGTTTAGTATGGCAAATCAGTCTGCTGCTCTGCCTGCTTGAATGGGTCGTCAGGTTCAGCGGTCGCTGCTTCAGTCTTGGCAACTTGCGCCGCATTCTCCTCCGCCATATCCTTGATGCGGTAGGCCCTTACGTTATTGAACCATCGCTCTTGTCCGTCCTTGGTGAAAACGTTGGCATCTATATCGAACTGCACCTTCACGTTCCTGCCTATCAGACCTTCGAACTGTTCTATCTTCCCGTAGCTGTCGTCGCGTACATCCACCACCAATCGCTTCGGGTACATTGTCACCTCCTGTAGGAGGAATTGAGCTACTCTCCAGCGTCCATTCTGGCTTTCACCAGAGCGCTCGCCAACTTTACTGACTAATTGACCTATGAACTCCATAATTTTGTTTGTTATAGTTAATTTTCAATTTTCAACTTTCAATTTTCAATTCGTGAAGTTTTTGACATCACGTATGAGTTATAATCGTTCAGCACCTCCGATGATAGAAACATGTACTTGCCATGCTCGTCTTGCCGTGCCGATCTGAATAGCCCCTCTTTGAATTTCCTTCTTATCCATGTACTGCTCTTACCTATCTGCGCACCAGCCTCCTTTGCGCTAAGCCACTGATACGATTTATTGAACTCTGCTGCTATTTCTTCCCCATAGCTTGTAAAAGAAGATTGTGGATTATCCGATACTCCGCTGAGTACCGACATCAGCAACTGCGCATCAGAAGGGTGGCAACGCAGATAGTTGAGCATTTTATGGAACTCGTGCTTATTCATTATTACACTTCAGGCACTACAATTCGATTCAATACACGCTGCATCCATGCAGGAGCCAAAGCCTTGCTCACCTTGAACACAACAACCACCCAAGCCATAGCTGCCAACATAAGAACAGGTGAATCACTTACCATTGCCATTGCAAGAGGTGCAATACAGATGGCTACCCATACCGTGATAATGATTTTCTTTTTCATAATAGTAGTATTAAAATTCAGAATGTTATTAGTTTGGTATGAAAATTCATACGGGAAAGGGTAAAAAAAATTACTCGACTGCGGTAACTGTAACGATTAACCCAGTACCTTGTCTCTCAATCTCCGTTGTATATTTGCTGATGCCATCACGTGGATGTGCCTTCGAATATTGGCATACAAGGCTCCTGATACATTTGTATTCCAGCTCGTTCTGACATGCAACTTTTACATTTTCGCCAGCTTTCAGCTCTTCAAGAGATGAGAAACCAAACATGCTTTTTAGCAAAAACTTTCCCATAACGATATTTTTTATTTAACTTATTTGCCTCGATGTGTAATTTTGCTTACCTTTGCCGACCATATACATTATATAAGATTGTCGGCGGACTTTCTTAACGCCAAGAGGTTTAAAAAACACATCTGAATGCTCATGTTGTTATTATTAGTTTAACTTTCGAAGGCAAAGGTATAAAATTTCAGATTAACTCAAAAGAAAAATCTGATTTTTTTTACAAAAAATATGAAAAATATTACGTTTAACATTATATATATAGGAAACTAATGTACGCAATCACGGCAAAAGAGCGTCTCCAACAATATGCAAGACATAAATTTGGGGAATATAAGGCTATGGAAATGAAGTGTGGCCTAAGTCATGGCACACTCAGCTATTCTTCAGAGCCTAATGTTCGTGTGCTTCAGAAAATATTTGAGGCTTGCCCAGAATTAAGTCCAGATTGGGTCGTTCTCGGACAAGGCCCAATGGAGCGTATGCCTGAGAGATTAAAACCCGTTAGCTTTGCACAAACAGAGAGTGAAGAATCAGATAGCGTCGAGCAGGTATCCGAGCCAACCCATCCATACAATGGACGCGAGAAGGACGGCATGGTAACCATACCCTCCAGCCTCCTCAATGCCCTAAAGCAGCAACTGGAGAACAAGGATGCCCAGATAGCCACCCTCCTCCAAATCCTAAACAACCCCAAGTGAGCAAAAACGCCCCAAAAATGCCCAAAGGTAACACCATCCAACCAAAAATGTGTTACCTCCCATCTCTGCACCCCCTCATAACCACCAAATTATGAGCCACTTATCCTATCCCCGATTAAATCCCTCCGGGATCACTTTTAAAAAGTGGAAGTGGTTGAGTATTAGACGGTTGAAGTTGAGCGAAGTGTTACCTTGTTGTGCATTCTTGGGCATTCTTGGGCGGTTGTGTTACCGAGAATTATTGAAATGTGTTACTATTAACAGAAAAAGTAAAGCCTATGAAGCCTAAAAGTGTGTTACCATCTGGCTATATGTCGGATGCAGTTGTAATGAAGAATAAAACCATGTACACAGAGAATCTACCGAAGATTGATATTGTCTATGATTACAAGCACCAAGGAAGCGATGAGACGCTGACACCTGGGACTGTTTGGATACGTGTGTACTTTAGCCGAACGAAACGTAAGTATATCAGTACAGGTGTGAGGGTATTGCCTTCCCAGTGGTCTGATAGGTACTGGGTGGTGAACCATCCGGCATCGTACCAGCTTAATATGATGATAAAAGAGCAGGTAGAGAAGGCTACATCAACCATTTGCAACGCAATATCATCGCAGATAGATATGCCTGGTACAAAGGCTATGAAGGTTGACAGATACGATGCCTCGTTTCTTGATTTCGTAGGAAAACATATAAAGAAAGCAAAGATTACTGATGATACTCGAAAACATCACATGGTGATGTATGACGTATTGTGCGAATATGGTAAGATGCGGAAGTTCGAGCAGGTAACAAAGCATAATATATTGGAATTCCTTGATTGGATAAGCAAAAGGGATGCCACCAAAACAAGGCGTGATGGCACCGTATATAAAACAAGGATTATGCAATCTACCGTGTATGACTATTGGAAGAGACTAAGAAAGTATATTAGGATAGCACAAGAAGAGCTGCTTATTCCTACGCATGTCACCCTGGGTATAAAGGTTGATAGAGGAGAGGAGCCAGAACGTGAGCGCCTGACAGACAAGGAAATAAAGACATGGCTGAATACTAAACAGTTACTCCCATGCCTGGAGATGGCGAGGTTGCGCTTCATTGTGCAGATGGGGACTGGCCTCGCTTACCGCGATCTTGTGAGCAAAGACTTCACGAAGTGCGAGAAGATAGACGGACAGACGGTGCTGGTTGATAAGAGAACCAAGACCAAGGAGGGATTCTTCTGCGTGGTTATGCCTTTCGCTGTGGAGGTGTTGGAGCAGTGGGAATGGCAGGTTCCATATATCAGCCATTCTGACTATAACAGATTCCTTGACCGCGTGGCCATTAACTGCGGCATTGCAAAGCATATCACCAGCCATGTTGCAAGGCATACATACGCCTGCTATTGCCTACGTCATGGCGTGAGGATTGAGGCCGTGAAGCGTGCACTCGGCCACAAGAAGTTAGAGACTACACAGATATATGCGCGACTGGCTGATATGGATGTCTTGAAAGAATTTAAGAAGATGAAAAAAGGTCGTATATAAAAAGAAAGCCCTGGCTTCACAGCTGGGGCTTTCGCGTGTAAAAAACACAAATTAAACTAATACCATCTGATATATATATTATGAAAAAAAGTTGTACGCTATTCGGTGTCGTCGGAGTCTGGGACGGGAAGCAGAGCACCCTTACCTAAGAACTTGTAACTACCTGTTGCAAGGTTACCCCATGTGAATGTTCCGCTCCACTGCTTTACGATGGCAGAACCTTGGCGTGTGGTATCTCGGCGCACAAGGTCGTAGTTCTGCTGTTGGCTGTTCTTGACGGCCTTGTAGTATTCGCCTACAGAATCTTCCGACTGAGAGTTCTCGTAGATTCGGTTGTTATTGACATTATTGTAGGCGAATGGGTTGTAGCTGCCGTCCGAATACGTCCACGTCTGGTAGTATTTGCCTCCATCCTCTGCCAAGAAGAGCTTGTGTACTGTATCATAGACTATCCAGGGGAAAGCAGGGTTCACGGATACAGACCCCGACTCGATGGTTACGTTCTCGACGAACCCCTGAAACTCCGTAGTCTTGTCGTACACAATATCCATTTCGAGTGAAACTACGGAACCGACCATATCGAGGCGGTCGAGTGGCTTGGTGGCTCCTCGGTTGTACATCAGGTGACTGCAACTAACCTCCCATTTCTTACGCCCTGGTATGGAATCTTCCCACTGCCCGGTTGTAGGTCTGGATACGGGGATGGTATCGCATTGCACATCCACTGTGCAGCTCTTGCTGAGTGCCAACGGCTCATCGTTTACCTTAATGATGAGGTTTCGTCCATGTAATAGATCGTGATTTGACATATCGTTATTCTTCTATAATCGTTAATTCCATTTTATCGTTCACGTAGTCGTGTGAGACGCACTGCATGATGTAGTTTTTGTTGTTGTATGTAAAGCGTGACAGAGGGTTAGCATGTATGGCATTCTCTGCCACCTCGATACTCATGCGGTGGCGAAGCTGGCCATATACGCGCTGCATATTCTGCAACAGATACTGCTCTGGCAACTTCCAACCTGTTCCGACTGGATAATAGCTACAACCACCAAACCTTTCTCCATTGTTGCTGCTGGCGTAAAGCTGACCCTTGCCGTATGTATTCTCAGTGCCGGATGCAAGACTAAGACCTACGTCTAAGTCGTTCTGGAACATCAATGATGCAACACCGCTATACTTCTGTGTGCTCTTGTTGATTGGATAAACGGTGTTATCCTTGCACACGCAGCGGACATTGAAGTCGGATATATTGTAATTCTGAGGCTTATCGTCGGCTGAATCGACTCTTAATCTTGGGTAATTGAGGAATCCTATTTCGAGGATGCCAGTCATCTTCGTGGGGACGGGAATAATGAAACCCTTTGCTGTAGGATATAGTGCATTGAGCGTCTGGGGGCTATATATTGCACGGGTGGTAAGCACCTCGTTATGCTCGCAGAATGACATCCTGGAGATTGCTACCTGATTGGTCCAGTTGACGTTGCCGCCGAAGTACATGTTGCCGATACGGATGTAGAAGCGAACGTAATCGTCTGCACTTAGCTTGCCCTGATATGGGTTGAGCGTAAGCATTGCTCCACCAAATAGACACAGCTGCGAGTTCTCGGGAATCGTAACCTCGTGCAAGGTTGCCATCGAGAAGTACGTCTGCGCTGTCAGTTCCTGCTCTGTCGTAGGGTCGGCAGGTGCAGTGCCTTGGCGACAATAAACAACGATGTCCTGCTTCAGGTCGAACGAGTTCTTAACCGACATCTTCTGAAGGTCCTCCACATCATCTGTAGCACCTACCTCCCAGTTGTCGTACTGCCCAACGATATTGATGGGGTCGGGCATAGCAGGGTAATCGGGATGGTTAATGAATATGCGGCCATTGTGCAGGAAAAGGCGCCTGTTCTGCTCGGGGTTATTCAGCCACGACTGGTAGCTCTTGGTACGTTTGCCATCCTTGGTGTAGGTATTGACAGATGGGCTGGTGTTGTAGTCCAAGTCCTCCAGCTCTGGTCTATATACAACATCCTCGGCATTAACGTCAGCCTCGATATTAACCTTGCGATATCCTTGCAGGTATTCCTCACTGTGCTTGGTGCTCATGTATGTAAGGTCCTCGATATCCGTTGGATCATCCGCCTCGGTTGGTGAGGCAGAACTGAGCTGACTGGTAAGGGATGAGAATGCTATCTGGTAGTAATCGTGTATAGTGCCTGGGGCAACAAGGTAGATATCTGCGCCACGGGTATATAGGCACCATCCCCAGAAACGGCATATCTTCTCCAGCACTTCCGCGCATGGGGTCTCATCCTCCCATGTGGCGGTGTAGTTAAGATATGTAGAACCAGACGCCATCTCAGGGTTATTGTTCTCCATGAAGTTGAACATGCTTACGCTGCTGTTCAGATCGGGGAATGGCCATGAGTTGTTCAGTTGGTCTTTATGGATAATATTGGCAGTCAGATACAGGTTGCCCCATGTGATATTGGCCAGCTTACTGAACAGCATGTGGATGATTTGCCCCATTGTAAGGAATGTGCCTGTGGTTGTGTCGAATGACAGATTGGTAGTCTTCAGAACTGCCAGCGGGCATTGGATGGGAATCTCCACTACGTTGCAATATCCGAAGAGCGTGTTGGTCAGTACAACTGGTTTGATGTAACCGAGCCATACGATATTATTGCCGGACATCAACTGAACCTGATGACTCTGCGCATTGGTAGCTATCAGCTCCTTATAGTCAAAGGGGTTCCCGTCCAAGTCGGTGGTTGCATTGATGATGCGCAGGTATCCACTCTGCGAACGGATAGGAGAGAAGTAGTCCTCGCTGTTATCCTCGTTGATGGTGAAGGGCTTGTCGGATGCCTGCAACCTCTTGGCCGTGCCCGAGAATCCGTCCTGAAGAATGTTGACGGTATAGTTCGTTCCGCCAACACTCTGAAAAGATATAGTATATTTAATTGCGTATGCCATAGTTTATATGATTCCTAAGTATTCACCAACCGTTATACCTCTACGTCTTGCGCCATTCTTGATTGTCATTACCATAACATCGCTCTCCACTCTGGTCTCGCTAACGCCGGCACCCATATTATTCTCGGCAGCTGTAATGAAGGATGCCAGGTTACCCTGCTCGCTCTTGTTAAGCACCAGCTCGCCGCTGTTCACCCAAGCGTTGCCAGCGTAGATATTGTCGCCGCTGTAACTATTGCCACCGATAAATCTGCCGCCTGCTGCCTTTGGAACCATGCCGCCTCCGCTCAGGAATAGACCTATAATAGGTATGGATTTAAGGGCAGATGTACCTGCGGTGATGGCAGCCATTGATTGCAAGGACATCATGATGGTGGAGATGAGCTGCATCACGCCCAATGTCTTGGCGAAGCCCTCTGGTACTTCGACGCCCAACTGCTCCAGTGCACCCGTTATAGTAGATACGTTGCCTATCAAACTATTAAATCCCTTGATGCCATTATTATTATCCTGCTCCTTGCCCGTTTTCATCTTGCCCGTTGCAAGGTCGATTTCTATTGGAGCCTCGCCTATCTTCTCGCGCAGCTCGTTGTACTCGTCGATAATTTTCTGCCATGTCTCGTCTGGGATGTCAAATCCTTCTGACAACTTCTCGCGCATCTCCTGTAGGGCAGGGTCAAGTTCCTCGATACCATAGCGCACGGCATCTTTCAGAATGGTTGCGAAGGTAGCCTCGTCAACCGTCAGTATTTCTCCTGCTAACTGCTCGCGGATAGCGGACTTGGCCTTCTCGAGCATCGAAACGGACGGCTCCGTTATGCCAAGGTCGGGGAATGGTTCCTCCGTTTTCAGCCCTCTAACGCGCTCCTGGATGTCCTTATAGTATTTCTCCTGTACCTGGAGCTTGGAGATTTCCTGTGTTATCACTTGCAGCCTCTCCTCATCTGCCGTCAGAGCCTCCTCGGTAAGTGTTGCGATATCCTTCTGAACTTGCTGCAAGGGGTTCAGTTCCTTCTCTACCTGCGTACCTGTGCGGCCACTGCCACCATTGCCACCTCCGAATGGATTATAGCCTTCTACTTTGTTGATGCGGCGATATATTTGTCCGTACTGGCCGTAGAGTCCACTCTTGGCGGCTTCTCGGTTCTGAATCTCGGTTTCAAGACGTTGGTAACGTTCTCCATCATCCTTGAATGTGCTTAACCATGCCCATTGGCGGTAAGGGTTCTTGCTGTCGTCGTATTTATAATTAACAACGGCTCCGGCACTTGTATTCATGGTTGAGTATATTGTATGCTCTGCACGCCACTTCTTATACTCGTCGGCCATGTTACTTGCAGCCTGGAATTCCTTCCACGAGCTTGTTACACGCTTATACTCCTGCTTGCTTACACCCAGAATCAACGCCTGCTCTTTGTACATCTTATCAATGGCGTTAGTTGCGCTCTTGACCTGACTCTTGGTAATATTGGCAACCTCCATCATTGCGCTTTCCAACTGCTTAGCGACGTAATTTAATTGTTCCTTCGATAACTTGTCGCCAGTTTTCAGTCCAGAAGCTGATTTTCGTCCGTCTGCCGACTCAATGAATACTCCCGTCTGTAGTATGCTGCGCATACGGGTAATTTCTGCCTGCTTCTTAGCAAGCTGTGGAGATTGTATTGTCTTTTGGGTGCCAAGCAAGTCTAATGCGTCATAAGCATCTCTTGCCGCTTGGGATATCTGGCTGACGCGGGACAGATAACCGCTGATATCTCCAGTGTTAATACTGGTAAGGAATCCTTCGTATATTGCCTTCGATGCTTCAACAGTACGACCCCATTCGTCAATATTCGCCTCACTCGCAAAGAAGGCATCCTTTGCAACATCTAAGGCACCTTTGGCTACGGAAATTGCAGCACCCCATCCGGCGAGCTTGTTGATGCTTACGCCGAATATATTATTCAGGGAGCCAAGGCCGTCGCCTGCCTGCTTGGATGCGTTGCCAATGCTGTAGAACTCAGTCTTAGTCTGAGTGATGCGCTGCTGCAACTGATCGAGGCTTGCGGCCATAGCCTTGCCGAAGTCGGTCTTCTGCTGCTCGGCTGTTAGGTTGTTGTAAGCCTTGGCTACATTATTGTAAGCGCTCACAAGGTCGCGCAGTTTATCTTTCAGATTGGTTGCTCCGCTCTCTGTCTGTCCGAGTGATTTTGCAGCCTCCACGTGCTTCTGTGCGAAGCGGTCAAAGTCCTTCCCTGCAATCTGAAGTTGCTGAGAAAGTTTCGACATCTCCTGCGAAGCATCACGTAGCTTGCTATCGAACTGATTCGTCTCTAACCGAAACCTGGTAATTACGTCTGCCATATCTTACTTGTTTTTATCTTTTAATAGAGTACGCCTGCCACAATATCATCAATCAGAGCGTCAATGTTACGGGCTGCATGTTCTAACTCTTCCTGCGAACGAGGCCCGAACCAGTTACGCTTAGTAATACTTCCGCGATATCCGCGACCTCCGTTATCATCGACAAATCTATTTCTCTTACTAATTGACTGTCCGTTTCTCCCGTATCCTGCATATCTTGCCTCTGTACCATCATTCAGGAATCTGAGAATAAAACCACGGTCGGAACCTTGGTAGCTCATTATGTCACGGGTTCTTGATGATTGTCTCATACGATTTCCGCCACGCTGACCAGCTCTGAGTGTTCGTGGAGGTTCATAATATACACCAGGAATAGAGTTGTATGATTGTAAAATATTAACTTGACCACCGAAGATACGACGATACACTGCCATTCGTACTGCCTTATATGCTTTTCGCGGGTCGGCATTCATATTCAATCCCACCTTTGCACTACGCTGCATGCTCTTACGAACCTCAGAAAGCACCTTACGGATCACCTCATTAATGCGTTTCCGCATCATGGGATTTTTCGTGGACGCTTCTCCGAATTTCTTGATTCGCTCTTCCAGTCCTGTTATCTCTATCGTTCCATTGTCTGCCATACAACAATACCCGACTTATGGGTTCATAAATCGGGTATTATTCGGGTAGAGGTTTACTATAATGTATCTATATATTCGGGGATGGCTTCGGCTATGCGGTTATGAATCTCGGCATATCGGTAGCGATTCTCTCGGTAGAGGGCCACGGATTGGTCTGCACCTGCCGTCATGGGGAAGTTGTGCGAACTGAGGCATCGGAACTTCTTACCGGCTAACTTGGCAAAGACATACTGCCACGTCTCGTCGGAAGATGGGCAGAGCTCCATGAATAGCTCGCGGTCGAAGAATCGGGGGTCCTTGAATGTTCCAGACGGGTAGAGTGTCCCGGCTGCTCCACTGGCTGGCACTACATTGTCCGTAAGCTGTCCGTAAGGATGACTGAGCATGAAGAAGTGGTCGGTATCCTCGCACACCTTACCATCCTTGACGGATATGCGTCGGTTGCTCTGTCCATAGATAACTTCATCTGGATGGGCATCGTGGTCTTGGATAAAGGCCTGCAACCAACCGTCCTGCTGGATATTGTCATCATCTACCACAAGGACGGTGGCATCGGGGTACTTCTCCAGCACGGGGATGAGCTTCTTGTGGCTGCGGATATTGCCACGGTCATATATAACCTCCACGCCCATCTTCTCCATCTGGCGGATAAGGTTGCAAGCATCCTGACGGAAGCGCACATCGCAAGCCTCCTCTTCGCTTAGGACAAGTACACAATGCACACGATCCTGCAACTTTGCCTTCTTACGTTGGCGGATAATATGCTGCATAGCCACCTTAGCGCTGGTGAAGCGAGGTGGCCATGTAGTCATGCTAAGTATTAGTTTGTCGTTCATTTCTTTTTGAAGTATTGCGCTGTCAGTGCAGCAAGTTCTGTTTGCATCTTCTCCATCTCCTCGGGTGTCTTTGGAGGTTCGTCTTGCCCCTTGTAGTCGTCGAAGTAGAGGTGTACGATGTCGGTTGGCTTAATCTTGTCGGGATTGCCCATGCAGAAGGTGGCAGCATGGATTTGCATTCTTTGTAGCTGATACTGAAGGATGTTTCGACGGCGATAACCACGTATGATAAGGGTTATCTCGCAATAGTTCATCTGATATAGGGTTTCGCACCTATCTCGTCCGATCTCGCCCACAACCAGTTGGAAGATGTCGTGGGCGCTCAGGCGTTTTTTCCGTCATCCTCCTTCTGTTCCTTCTTCTCAGCAGTCTCTGGCTTGACGATATCTGCCAAGTGATACCACTTCATGCGCAGCTCGATGGTGGTTGCGATAAGTGTTGTAACCTCATCGGGAGTGGTGTTGTACAGGATATCATCGACATTGACTGGAGGTTCCTGCCCCTTGCGCTCGTAGGCAGCAAGGATGCTGGCTATGCTCAGGCGCAGCAGGTCGTCGGTGGATGGTTTGGGCATATTAAAAATAGGCTTCCCGTTCTCGTCCTTCTCGCCCGTTGGTGTAGGAAGGAATATTGAGGCATCCTTGCCGGACAGAACCTCGAAGCCTGTTTCGCTTGCCAGGCAATAACGCACCTGCACGTCCTTGCCGCATATCTTGATAGTTTTCTCTGCAATCATAATGGTAGTTCCTTTAATAGTGAGTAAAAAAAAAATAAAACACCGCCCACCCCGCAATCAACTCTATTATGACTGATGGGCAGGCGGCGAGTATGAGAGTATTAATCGGTGCCAGCGGCCACTGGACCATATATGCTGATGGTGCCGGTGTAGGTGGCCTTCTGATTAACCTGTCCTTGTGCCTGCAAGTTGTTCAGCTTGCCTTGACCAGAGCAGATAGTCTTTCCGACTGTTCGGTTGTTGCTACCGCTAACCATGCAAATCTTCCACTCAACGGGGGTATCGCTCACCTTATCAATGAGGGATGCAAAGTCGAACTCTGTGGAGCCAACCGAACCTGTTGCCAGTAGGCTGCCGAACTGGATGTCTCCACTTCGCTGCATCACCTCATATTCGTTCCAGATGTTACCGTCCGAGTCGGTGGTGTCCTTTGTCGTGCTATCCTCTGTCTGGGCAGACAGATGCAGGGTCAATTCCGTGGCAAGGGCGTTGAATATGTAAGTAGAGCCTATCACTCCACTAACAAGAAGTCGTATATGCTGACCTTTTTCCATACCTTATGCAAGGGCTCCTGAACCCTGATATTGAATAGTTAGACGTGCGGTTTCCCTGTTGTTAGCTGTGAGAGAGAGGTCGTTCATGATGGCTTGACCGCTACGGGCAAGGTTGGCATTCTCAGCCGTGTCGTTACCTGCGCCACTGGTCTCATCCCATCCGACAGTGAGCTTACTGTCAGAGTTGAAGGCGATGATGACTGCACGCAGACGTGCAAGAGTCACATCGTTAGACTCTGTCTGGGCGCTCCACTGCTTCGTCATCATTGACTCCTTAGCGTAGCTGCTGACGGTATCCTTGTTGCTCTCGTCTTGCATATTTCCCTGGATAGTTACTTGGCAACTGGTCTCACCTGCGACTACGGAAGAACCCTCGAATATTCGAAAGTTCTGACCTTTCAGTTTCTTTAGAGCCATATTTCTAAGATTTAAACGTTATTACAGCGAAGAACAATCCCTCCTTGTGCTGGATGAATCCACCCTCAGCCTTCCTCAGTCCTGCTTCCTTGGCCTGCTCGCGCAGTTCCGCAATCTTAGCCTTACATGCAGGGCGTGAGTCTGCTTGCACGGTGATGGGCTTTCCTGCCTCGATGCCTGGCACCTTGGCAGATGTTTCTTTATTCTTCTTGCTCATCGTTAAATGTATTATCTACGTCGCACTGATACGTGAGCACTTGCCAGTAGCATGGCTTCATGCTGTCGTACTGAATCTGCTGGGCCGCGAAGTTGTAGTCCATGATGGCGGTATCGTTGTTGCGGAGATAGCTAAGGATGGTATCGCGTACCATCTGCGTCAGCGTGTGCAAGTCGTCGAGCGTCTTGGCAGTCACCTCTATACCGATGTTCACCGTGTCATTCTCAGACTCGTAGCGATCATCCTTTGTTCCCTGGTCATTTGTCAGTCCGTCGAAGGTGACAATGACGTAAGGTACAGGCACGTTGTCAGCATCATCATCAGGCAGGCCTATTGCAGTACCGTAGAGTCTCGGAGTCTCATCAGAAACGGTTGTGCTGTCATCGTCGATGAATTCCTTCAACTTATCCAGTAGTTCGCTATTGGATTGTAATGCGGTGATGAATATGCTATCTGTTGCAAGGCTCATTGTATCGCGTGTGACTTGTTATACATTACTTTCATGTAATCATTCTCTCCGCCTGGGGACCGTGGGCGAGCACCCTTTGCTTCAGCATCAGAGTCGCCCACGGGGAACTACCCCAGAAGTTGAGAATTGCGAGAGAGAGTTTAGATTTCAGACTGGCTTTCGTCGCCTGTGCGGTTAACCTTGTACAGCTGGAATGCCTGAGAAGGATAGGTGTAGCCACCGTGACCGTCGCTGACAGGCTTGCCACCATTGATATGGGTTGACAGGTCGGTCATTGACCAGAATGAGTTGAAGATGACGCGGATGATATTCTTCATTGCAACATCGCTGCTGGTTGCGTCGATGATGAGTGAAGGAGTATCATGGCTCTGAAGAGCGAACCACTCCCAGTAGCCAATCTCGAAGTACTCGTTATCGGTATCTGGAACGATGACGTTGTTGTCGTTCTTAGAGTTCACGTAGTGGCTCAGGGTGTAAGGATAGCCTGCGCACAGACCGTTCTCAATCACGAAGCCAGCAGCAGCACCTGGAATCTTGGGCAGAGCCTTCAGATAAGCCTCAGTCTTGCGGCTCATGCTGATGCAGACGTCACCCTCGAAGAAGCCCTGGTCTGAGAACTCAGCAACGGCCTCCAGAATGTTGGCGTATGCGTGCTCGTCGAGTACGATGGTCTTAGGAGTCTGACCGGCGAATGGGCCGACGTTACCAGTGAGACCAGAAGCAGGGGTGTACACCTTCTCTGCGAGATAGATACTGG